TTGTATGTAACAGCAATCCGCTTGGCAACGCTGTTGCTAAATCGATTGAGGTCGATTGCATTGCGATATAGCTCCGAAGGTGTGCTCATAAATCATGCAGATCCAACCGCTCGGATTTATCAACGCAAATAACAGAGACATCCGCCCCTATGGTCAAAGCGTTGCCAATAATGTCGCTGAACTCTTGGATGACCTGTGCATCTCTCTTGTTCACGCGGGTTTCAGTAACGCTATAAATTCCGTCCTCGTCGTACCAAGTGACACGCACCACGGCATAGACCTGCTGCTTTAGCTGCTGCCTGACGTAGTACAGATACTGTTTGTCAGGCTCTTGTTTGTCAGTCCTCCTCAGTTTGTCAATCCAGCTCATCAGTGGCCTCCGGGTCTTCATCCGGCATTGTGGCCCCAGCCTCAACCTCGGGTTCGGGCTTGTCCATTTCAATTAACCCGCCGGCCTGCGTGGCTTCGACTTCCTCCTCAACGTTGAACTCATCGCCCAACACCTCGCCGGCTGACAGCTGGTTCAGCAATGTTTCTTGAGTGATCGTCCCTGCCGCATAAAGTTGCAGCAGCGCTTGTATCTCCTGCGGCTCTAAGCGTGCTGCCAAGAAATCGCGATTGATAAAGCTCATGCCGGCTTGCGCCTGCTGCATGTACTGCGCGTGAAACGTCAGGCAGTTGTCGATCAGGTCTTGCATCTGCTGTGCAATCACCATCATGGTGCTGTCCCCTTGGCTGCGATCAATCCGCTTGGCTTCTGCTGTTTCTGCGCTGAGCTTTTGCCCGAGCACTGCAGCAAGGCCCAGTTCATTGATCTGCTGTGCGATCTGATCAAGTCGCTGGAACTGTGCGTTGTAGCTGTTACCGCTTGGCTCGATATATTGCGCCCGTGCAGTTTCAGGGAGTGCCATGGCTTCACCAGGGCCTGCGCTGATCTCTTCTGCCGACTGCGGAAAGCCGTAAATGGCAAGCATCGGAACCGCGCTGATGTGCAGCTGGTTGTCCAAGTCAGACTGCACCTGGTACGCCTTCAGGTTTAGCTCTGCAATGTCAGCCAGTGGTGGCCGCGACTCAAGAACGCCGACGCGGTTTGAATAGGCCACCGAGAACGGGATTTCGCTCAGGCTGGTCGTGCCTTCATCCACCAAGCGAAACTCACCTTTGCCATCCTTCTGATGGATCTCAAACGCGCCAGGCGTAAGCACCCTCACTTGCTCAACCTGCTTCTCGCCGTATAGCCCATCAGGGACGGTGATCTTTTCCATCAACCTGACCATCGTCAGCCGCTGTGTTCCGTTGGCTACTTCAGAACGCCAGCCAAGAATGTCTCTTGGAGTGTATTGAGTCCAATAAGGACGACCATTTTCACCCGCCTTGGGCGCGTCAACCAGAACACCAATGTGCCCATATCTGATGCACTTGCGGGCGGTTTCGTAGGTCCAGACGTTTAGATCGTTGCCCTGCAAGTCAACGTCAAACAGTTGCTCCGTCACAACGTCGCTGACATCTTCTAAGCGCACAGGCTTTCGGGTCAACATGCCTGCCAACATGCGCTCTAACCTGACGTAATACGGCGCAAGCGTTGAACGCATGAGCCTGTTGTCATATGCCTCATCAAGCTCCCGGACTTCTTGTGGCAGAAATTTCCTATGCCCTTTTCTGATGCCGTAAGTGCCAGAAAGCAAAGCCTCAATCAGAAGCCAGTGCGGCTCCATATTTAGATAGGCGGTGTTGGGGCTTTCAACGGTGGTGACGTTGCCAACACGTTGCCTACCTGAAAAACCTGAATACACGTCCAAAGCCCACCTGATGGCCTGATGTTAATCGACTGATCTGTAGACACAAGAAAGGAGAGCGGCCAACCATCCCCCCCTCCGGGATAGAAAAGCACGCCCCCATGAAGCCATCAATATAGCCTTACACCAGTGCCTCTTCCTGCGTTGCGGTGGAGCGGGTTGAACTCTCGCCAGACCAAGTAACCAAGGGCATCATTCATGTGGTCATAGCCGGCATCTTTGTCGGGCTCACCACGCTCTGTGTAGGACTGCAACTCCAAGCATTCAATAGTCCTTTTGCAACCTGCTGCTACCTGCAGCCGGATCTCGCCCTTCCCGTTTTCCAGCACAGCTTGAACAGAAGCCACCCGATCACGGACGGCAGGATTGGACTTTGACGATTGATTGCTGAAGCCATAGGACTCAAGAATCTGGATGTCAGTGCGGCTGGCATTGGTTGACCGTGAACCACCTGATGCGTCGGGGTACACATAAATCTTGCGACTAGGGAAACGTGCTTTTATTTCTTGCCCCAACGCATCAGTGTCATGGGCTTTGCTGATTTCATCAATGACCCACAACTGGGAGCCAAGCCGTACAGCAATAACAGCGGACATTTGTCCGATGTTGAAGTCAACGCCTACGCGTAGGGGCTCATCGCTGACATCAGGGACAGCAGTGGAAACATGCTTGGCACGGTCAAACCGGTCATAGACCTGGCCTGTGGTGAGGTTGCAAAACTGCCCCTCAAGATATGCCTGCAGAAGGCTTGGGTCGTAATTGGCTTGCAGGCGTTCAACGAAGTCCTTGGGGAGGTATGGGTTGTCCGCTGAACGCATCCTGATCAGCTTTCTGTCTGGGCGTTGCTGAGCCTCTTCAGAGCCAAAGGTGGTCCACATCCAGCGAAAACCTTCCGGCGTTGATGCAGCGCCAAACTGCCTGACATTGCCGGAACGCAAACGTCCAAGGATTTTGGGGAACGCTTTGGTCGCGATGGATGGGGTGACAGTGTCGATTTCATCAGCAAGGACCCAAGCCAAGTTCAAACCAATGATCCGTGACCAGTTTTCAAAACTGCGGCAGAGGATTTTGGTGTCACCGCCAGGTAGGTGCAAAACATATTCCGGCAGCGGTGAAGCCCTGAACGTGTATGGAATCTCATAGGACTCAAGGAAAGATTCAAAATCGTTCTGCCAGATATCACGAACCAACGGCCCAGTAGGCTCCATGACACAACCTATGTAGCCTTGATTTGCAAGGCAAAGGATCACAGATTTTGCTGCTAAAGCGCGTGTCTTGCCAGCCCCATAGCCAGCAGACAAGCCAATGATTTCAGTGGTCTGGTCCTCAACGAAAGCAAGTTGACCGGGGTGCAAATCACTTTTGATCCGTTTAGCCAACAGCTCAACATCCATTTGTGAGTTGCCCTCACCCAGTTTCTGCAGGATGTTCCCAGGCGGGATCGCAGAAAGAATCCCCATCAATCGTAGATTCGCGCAAGCCTTGCAGCCGTGTTGATGCAACCCAGGGCGGCTTGGAGGTTTGACTGCTCCATGGCTTTTTTCTGGATCATGGAAAGCTGAGCCAGAAGAACAGCGGTAAACGCTTGGCGATCCAAGTTGTAATCCTCTTGCAACTCATCTCGTGCTTCAGCTATGTACTCATCAACGCGGCGTTTTGAGAGCCCCCATTCTTGAGCGCCATACTGCACTAAATCTTGACGCGTAGCCCCAGCCGCCAGCATTCGGGTAACCCTGGCTAAGCGAAACTTCTTTTCAACTGCTGTGCAGCGTTTCTGTCCCATGTGCTCAGCCTAATGATGCGAACGAATCCAGGGCGTACCAAACATGAGAATTCCTGTAGCCGCCTTGATGTGTAGGAACTATTGGCGTGACGCCGTGGCAGTTCCTCCATGCTGGATAGACAAGCATTGAATTATCTGTTTGGTCAAAGGTGGCGTCGTAATCAGGGACGTGCAAGTTCCCACCAGTGCTGTTGCGCCGCTTGGTGATGATGATGTTGATGGCACCTTTGACGTTGGCGTGATCTTGGTGGATTGGCGCTGCGATGTTGCAGTTGCTGATGGTGCTGCTGAAGTGCTTTGCGAAGCGCCACTTCTCAGGCACACGGGATTGGACCTTGCTGCTGTGCAACTGGGTGACTTCAGGGGCCAGCTCCTGCACAAGCTGATAAGCGGTGATACCTGCCTTGTGCATGGCTTTGACAAAGGTGCCAGCCGTCTTGCTGCTGTGGACAGATGAACGTGTGCCGTATGCCCGTCGCATATGCGGCTTGGGCGGCACGCTGCCAAGGATGGCTGAGTACTGCGAGATGACGAGGTAACGCTTCTTGCCGTCAGGCCCTGGGGGCAATGGACGTTTACGGTCCATCATCGTTTTGGGCACCCTGGTTGAGTTGACCTCGTGGTCAGCAATGTTGATGAGGTTCCGCAGGTCATCAGGCAGTTGCTTGATAAACAAACCGACCTGAGTGCCATCAGGGTCAGCAAGGATGCAGGAATCTGTGACGTTGGGCTGCAATGTCGGGCAGGTGTCTCCGATCTTGAGCTTGGGCGCCTTGGGCTGCAGGGTGAGGACTGGCAGTTTCATATCCACTCAATTTTCCCGTGTGTCACCGTCTTGAGCTTGATGTTGGGCACGTCGCCAGATTTGGTGTACAGCTTGCTGATGCCAGGGAAACGGTTGACAATTTGCTGCAGCTGGACTTCGTGGTCTTTCGCACGTTCTTTCTTGCCACCCAGCTCAGCTTGGATACCACCTTCGGCGAAGTACTTGGTCTTGGGTGCGTAGCCATCAATCCGGACAACACCCTTGTAACGCTTGAACGACCTGAGTGTTAGCTCAAAGTCTTCTCCAGAGGATTGGCGGGGGCGATCATCACCGCACATAGCGGGATCGCCTGCATATGTGCCGTGGAAGATGCCGCATATGTACCGCAGGCCCACGGTGATAGTTGGCTTGAGGAACATGCCATTGGCCACAGGGTTGATTCCCCACAGCTTGGCTCCAGTGTTTTGACAGACCTGGAAACCTTTGGACACAAGCCGATCAAGATCGCCGGTGTATGCCTGGAGAGCATTGCCGTCTTTGACGTATAGCCCAGCAATGTCGTCATCCAAGTTAAGGATGCGTGTGCCGGGTTTGTAGTAGTGCAGGTTGTACCAGATCCTTGAGTTGATCAACCCTGGCCGAGAAACAACAACCTTGATCCCAAGGCCAATTGCCTGCAAAGCAGTGTCATACAAATGCTTTTCATTGCTGTCCGCCACGAAAACGGTGACACGGCTGAAATCTGCATTTGTCCGTTTCAGAGTTGTAAGCGTTTCTGTGACCAAACGGGTTGGCCTTTTGTAGCTGGGGATCGCGATCTGGTAATCGATCATGCAGCCAGCGCCTCAATGAGTTTCATGCCGACGTAATCACCACGCTTGCGGGCTGCGTCGACCAGGGCCTTGGCTTCTTCATAATCCTCAGGGCGGAACTCAATTTGGATGGCTTTCATGACACCATCCGCCAGCTCTGTAGTGGGGTCATCGTCCATGTCATCCAAAGCAGACAGGTCAATGTCCTCACCAAAGGTGGGCAGGTCATCACCCCAGCCCAACAGGGTCAGGTCATAGCCGACTTCACCAAGGGCCTCAAGCTCGGCCTGCAGGGCATCGTCATCCCAAGTGCTGTTGAGTGCGAGCTGGTTATCAGCAATGACATAGGCACGCCTCTGATCGGCTGTGAGGTGCCCCAGGGCAATGGTCGGCACCTTTGGGAGCCCCATGAGTTCAGCAGCCATCAGGCGGCCATGGCCTGCGATGACGTTGCAGTCGTCATCTACTAGGACTGGGTTTGTGAAACCAAACTCTTTGATTGACCTGACGAGGCGATCTAGCTGCGCTTCTGAATGTTGACGTGGGTTGTTTTCATATGGTTTCAGGTCTTCAGTTTTGCGTTGAACGATTTTGTCTGGGGCAATAGTCACAACCAGTTTCCAGGATCCGCCCTCCAGAGTAGCTGCAACAGTCGCAATCTTGTTTCTATCAAATTCGGTGAATACACAACTTGGCTGATGTTGCCAATGGTGATGCGAACAGAGCCATCTTGAAGGTTGCGAATCCTTGGGTTAGGCATCGGCCCATGAAACTGTTTGACGCTGCCCATGAGCTGTTAGCCGATGTGGTGATTTGTATTGAAAAAGCAGCCGGGGGATAGATCGCGACACACATACGCGCCCTGCCTTTCCGCTGGCCCTTTCAGCGGTGTTGTATGGCTTTCAAGCTGGTGCTACCTACCAGCTATCAGGCTCCCCGGCTGTGGCTATGGAAGCTCCTTGACGGTAACAGTGAAGCCACAGTCTTCGGCATCACGTTTCATGCCATCCAGTTCGTCTTCGTTGTAGGCGTAGTCATACCACTCTTCTTTGGATCCAGAAAAGGCTGTGACCATGTAGGCAACAGTGTCAGGCATGCTGAGGTCGATTGCTTCAAGTGCATCCTGATGACGCTCGTACCAGTCGAGCGTGTAATTGTGACAATCCAAGATCATGAGACCTGCGGTGGGCGCATGTAGTTGTCCCACAGTTGCTTTGTGTGTTGCGGGCTCTCGCCCTTGAATTGATTATGGCATGCCATTGCGGGAATGGCAAGCCATTGGGTGAAATCAATCCCAGCTGTTGTAGTACTGGGGCTTGCCGTCCCAGATGCGGAAGTACTTGATGCGGTCGGACACGTATTGCTTGGGGTTGCATGCACTTGTCCAGCCCTCTGACCTTTGGATTTTTTTGCGGAAAACCTTGTCGTCAGATGCCTGCCAAGACGTATCAGGCATCGCCTTACCC